GTTGGACCACTGCATCTACTGCCTCGTCTAAGGCTGCTAAGGATGCTGCTACAGCTGCTGCTAAGGCTAACAAGCCAGTGGATATCTTCTCTAAGATTAGCAATCCTACTATGGTCAAGGCTATTAAAGAAAAGGTTGCTAATATGATGGGTAAGAATGCTTGGCTTAGTCTAGACCCTGATGAGGCAGATGTAGAGCAAACAGCTAACGAGGCAATCATTGCTATACAATCAATAATAACTAGGGTTAATCCTGCAACAAATAAGAAATATACTTATAGAGAGGCAGAACAAATGGTATTGGACAGCATTAAATAATGATTAATTGGGATGAACTAGAAGAGAAGGCTAAAGTTGGAGTCTCTTTAACAGCGGAGCAGGCAGCAGTACCAGCCTACCTTAAGTCACAGGCTGAGGGAGTTGAGGCTGCTGGCGATATCTTTGGTATTTCTACTCCTAGTGTCACTTCATTTAAAAAGGGACAGGAAGATGCCCTGAGTGGATTTGAGACACAGTATCCTGGTGGCCTGTTTGAGACAGATGACCCAGCAGGTTGGTGGAAAGAGACAGCTACTCTTAATGTACTCAATCAAGTAGTTCCTTACTTAGGCTATACTGCAGGTGCTATACTACAAGCAGTTCCACATCCAGTGGCTAAAGGGCTGGGTGTTATAATTAACTCAGGTACATTTGCATCACAGTACAACGCTAACTTTGCAGACACATTACAAGAGCACGAGGAAAGAGCAGGCAGACCACTAACAGATAATGAGAAAGCGTGGGCTGCTGTTGTATCAGGTGGTGTGGTTGCACTTGATAGATTAGTCCCAGGTAAGATGGCTAAGGATGTGGTCAAGAAGATGGGTGGTCCTAAGGCTGTTGAGACAGCAAGAACTTCCCTCATTAAACGTATGAATGCTGCAAGGGACAACCTAGGTACTTCACTTAAGAAGGGTGGTAAATATGTAGGTGCTAAGATTTCACAAGAAGCACTAACTGAAGCAGCTCAGAAGTCATTACAGATTGGTACGTCACAAGACCCTAGTTACTTAGCCACTACTGAAGGACTACAATCAGTTGCTGAAGAGGCTGCTGTTGCTGGTCCTACTGCTGGTATATTGTCAACACCAGGTGCTGTTCTCGAAGGTACTTCAACTAACAGGGACATAGCTAGGGCAAGAAAACAGACACAACAATTCAACCAGAACCTTAAATCAACAGCGGCTGATATATTTGGTAAAACTGGTATAGACACAGGCACTGTTAAGTCAGAATGGATTGACACCCCTGAGTCTGCTGAATCTATCTTATCTAAAGGCGGTAAGCTTCTTAAAGACAAGACAGGTCTTGATGCCCCTAAGTTATTACAGAAAGCTGGTGATGTTCTAGCATATAAAGCACCATCAATCCTTGTTGATGCTAGGGATGAGTCTATGTCAGGTAAGGCATACTATCATTGGGATAATATTGTCAAGAAACTTATGCCTGTAGGCACTTACTCTGGTGAGTCAGGAAAGAATAAAGACTTCCTTACTATCAAAGATAAATACACCAGTGATTTATACAGGGATATTAATAACGTACTAAATAAGTATGCCCCTCCAAGAAGAGGACAACTAACACAACCTACGTTATCTAAAGAACTTAATGATTATATAAGAGCTGCCCTAGATGACAGGTCAAAGATAGGTTCTCGTACTGACCTTATGGAAACAAGTGACCTTGAAATTATTGTAGGTAAAGTCAACCAGACTGGTCAGATGTTGCAGGACAAGACAGGCTCAGGCTTTGTTAAGAACTACTTACACAAACCTCTTGATGAGAAGGTCATTAAGAATAATAAAGATGCATTCATCGACAGTCTCCTTGAGTCATCTAAGATTGCATACTTTGCTGCTAAGAGTAAAGCCAAGGCTGCTGGTAGAGAATTCAATCCTAGTAACTTCATATGGCAAGAAGACCCTATTATTGCTAAAGAAAATGCTACTCAGATAGCTGACGAAATTATACTGGGCAAAGACCCTTTCATTATGACATCCCGTGCCATCAGAGAATCGATGAGCAGGGATGGTAAGGGTAAAGGCAAGGAGAGTTTTGAGAAGTCTCGTAGTGCTGAGTGGAAGGGGCTTTCTGATATGTTCAGACAGCAGGATATTAGTAAGGTACTAGAGCAGTACATATCCAAGGCTGCTACTCGTATTGCTAGTGCTGAGACATTCGGTTCTAAGAATGCTGACCTACTACAGAAAGAACTTAAAGAATTAGAAAAGACTGGTGAGCTTAAACAAGAGCAGGCTGATAGGGTTTGGGATGTTTATGATGCTTCACATAATATCTATAGACGGGATGTGTCTGAAGGCGAACAACAGTGGAGGGTTTTATCCAAAGGACTTACTACTGTTGCTGCTGTAACTCACCTAGGACTAGCTACATTCTCTTCACTATCTGAATTAGTTTGGATTGCTGAGAGAGCAGGCTTTGTCAATATGTTATCAACACTTCCTGCTGCACTTAAATACACTAGGCAGGGTATTGGTCAAGGCCTGTCAGGAAAGAGGCTGAAACAAACAGAAGGCAACACAGTATTAGCCAACCTAGGCTTCAACTTAAACCCTATGATGAATGATAGACTTGATGCTCTGTTTTCCACAGACAGAAGTCAGATTCTTAGTATGTACTTCCGTTCACCTTTTGGTATGTTCCTAACACAGTGGACTAACTTCAACAGAAACTGGGCTGCTCAGGCTGGTATGTCTATGATGAATCGTAGAGCTAAAGGACTGGTTAATGGCAGCATAGACTCTATGGATAAACGTAGACTTAAGAATGAGTTGTTTGAGAATGGTATATCTATGTCAGAGTTCCAGCAATTAGCTGAGCTATCTAAGGATGATAAGGGTAACATTAATATTAATATGATTGATGATGCATACTTGAATAAAGAATTTATTATGGATGACGGTACTAAGACAAGGGTTAAGGATGTTCTTCATCCTTGGGTTCATAAGATTGTCACTGATGTTGTTGTCCACCCTACTGCAGTTAATAAACCATTATGGATGTCAGACCCTAGCCTGTCTACTATAGCACAGCTTAAGACTTTCCCTATTGTGTTTGGTAATACAGTAGTCAAGAGACTTATACGTAAAGTTAAACCTAATGCTTGTAGTCCTGACTTTGGTCTAGCTATATCAGTGTTTGGTATGATGGCTGCTGCTATGGCAGTCGCCAGTATAGGTGAAGAAATAAAAGATGCTATTCGTGGACAGTCAAATGACAGTAGTTGGATAGACCTAGGCAATACAGCTGGTTTGTTTGGTGCTTTTGGTCTAGGATTAGGTAGTAGGCACGGTGACCTGACAACTTCTTTCTTTGGTCCTTCACTTAATGCACTGGTTAATAAGGGATTAGGTGATATGCTAGTTCCTATGAGCACAGGTGAGACTTCTGTAGGTGACACCATTGGTAACCTAGGTGGCTGGTTTATAGACGGTGCTGTAAGTACTCTAGGTGCTACAGGTAAGTTGATATTTGAGGATGAGGAATAATGAAGTGTAATATTAATAACGTACCTGGTTATACAGACACGAGTAAGACAAAGAACAAACCTTTAGAGATGAAGATTGAAAGAGAGTTAGATAAAGCTCCTCTTAAGAAGAGACACCCTAGTTCTATACACACAGAATGGGATGTGGTTGAAGGGAGGCTGATACTTAGGGATACTCCCCAATCACCAGGGTTCTTCGCATATGAATCAGCATCCTACGATACTAAGCAGATGGTTGACTTTGCATTACGTCACGACACTAACTTCCGTATTAATAAGGATGGCTCTCTTACATTAGAAAGTATATCAGGTAAGAATAATAAGTCTTATTATGAAGGTAGAAAGAAGGTACGTACTATGAAAGAACTCAGAGCCTTCTTAGGGTATTAAGTAAGCGTCATTAACATCTATGTAGCCTACCTTCTTGGTTCTCTTATGAGTACCAGCAAAGTCAGTGTTACTAGGTAGGTACTTATTCTCCCAGTTAAAGTTATAGTTTGATTGACATAACTTACTGATGTTGAATACGTATATACCTTTAGGGGTAGACACACAGTAAAGAAACTCTTTGTTTGTCTTATCTGCTTCCGCCTTCACACTATCTAACTTATCGTACTCAATCATTTGGGTATTGTAGTGTGCTCGTCTACACTTAAGTTCTGCTAGGTACTTGTCACTTGTGGCATCCCACCTACAGAACTTATCACTGTCTGTGCCTGTAAGTTCTAACTTGTGTGTGTTGTTCAGTTCATCTAATAGTTCTTGTTGTGTCATATTATAGTATTTCCTTGATTGTGTCTTCATCAAACCATCTAAAGTTATTCTTCTCTGCCCACTCCGCGTGACTTCTTTTAGTGCCGTCCTTACGTACCTTGGCGTGTGGCATAGCCAGTGTGGGTTTCATAAATAAGAAGACTAATTCCATATGGTCAGGTAGGCTGTCTCTTATCCACTTATACTTAGCAGCTTCTGTGCTGTCCATAAACCTACCCTTAGCCTCGATGATATACTTCTTATCCTTGGTCTTAAAGTCAGGGGTGTAGTTGTGCTTAATAATGTAAGGTAGTTTCTCAGGGTGGTGCTCACAACAGCTGAGTACACCATCTCTTAACACCCCTTCCCATTTAGAGTCAGCACCTCTGTACGTTACTCTCCACTTATTGTTCCTCATACTAACTTACCTCCGTGTGCACCGCCTGAACAGGTCTTAAAAGATGGTGTTGACATAATCTTCTTAGTATCCTTTGATGTGCACTTAGGGCAGCTACCACTCCTGGTTCGTTTCTCTATTGTATTGTTTCTTGTGTACTTATGCTCACATATGTTGCACATATAATCATATAACATATCCACTGTCCTTCATCTTATGTTGTACCGCACAGGTAGAACCATCATCGTTAGTAACATAATGCAGACCATCATTACCGTTCTGTCCTATGATATCCATACGTTCATCGTCCCAATCTTCCCCTGCTTCTACTGCCTTCTCGTGTAGGCTTTTATAGTAAGCGGATAGTGCGGTTGCTAGTGAGTCTATCAGTGCTTCTTCATTTGTTTTACTCACGGTTTATTTCCCATATAGTTTCTCAAGAAGGCGTTGTGGTCATCCACCTTAACCTTACCCTGATGTCTGATTTGTTTAGTTAAGTCTTCATACCGTCTGCCTAGTAGTTCGTGTTCCACTTCAAGCTCTCTAAGCTTAGTCTCTATATCCCTATATGTAAGTACGTTAGGCACATCCCTCATCAGTCCTTACTCCCAAATCTGAAACAAGCATTCTCTTTACAGCCATCACTGTGCCCACACATATAAGCAAAGGCTACACCTGCCGACATAGCAATACCAATAAACACATCCCATAAATTAACGTCCATATTATTTCTCCTGTATTATTTTAAAATCCATCTATAACCATTAGGCCTCTCAATCCACATACCATTAGCACAGTTCTGTGTGTTGTCCTTACTTTGCTTCATCTTGAATACCTCATAACAAGTCTCTACGTCCTGACATCTCCACTTCAAGTGAGTATTCATACCATCATTCCTGATGAGGTGAAACTCTACCTGCTCGCTAGGGAAAGTGTAGTTAGCATTCTTGTAGTTGTTAGCTTGAGCATCTCCGAATATTACAGCGAAGATAAAGAACAGACCTAACACTAGCCATTTCCAGTTGTATTCAAACTCTTTGTTCCAGTTTCTATCTTTCATTATACACATCCTGTTGGTTGAGGTAATCCACCGTACTTAGTGATGGGTTTAAGAGGACCTGTTAGCCACTCTTTAAATAGCTTACCCTTATCAATACCTACATACTTAGCAAAGGTTCTTATAGGGGGCACAGAGGAGTTCTCATCATAGTATTCCCTGGCCTTCTCAATCTGCAGCACTTGTGAATCTGTTAGTGTGACATCATCTTCCTTAGCCATCGCGTGCATCACATCCAGTGACCACTGTGTTGGGTCTACTAAGTACCCGTTACCTGTTCTATCTAATCCCATACTATTTCTCCTGTCATTCCTACTGCTGAATAATCAGTGACAGTCTTCTCAAAGAAGTTACTCATACTATCACCACTTGTTAGTTCCTCTACCCACGGAAGAGGGTTCTCTTTTACTTTGAAGTTACCTTTCAATCCCATCTGGATTAATCGTCTGTCCGCCAGATAGCGTATGTACGTTTTAACTTCACCTTTGTCAAGTCCTTCAATATCCCCAGCCGAATAGGCAAGGTCAATAACTTTATCCTCAAGCTCGACAATCTGTCTCGCCATATTATATATCTCTCTCTTAAACTCATCATTCACAATCCTCGGGTGTTCGTTACAAAACTCTCTAAACAATCTACTCATACCTTCACAGTGCATAGTCTCATCTCTGATGCTCCACTCTACTACAGTATTCATACCTTTCATCTTACCCATACGTTGATAGTTAAGTAGCATAACAAAGGCACTAAACAAACTAACACCCTCGTTGAATACAGATAGTGCAATAGCCCTAGCCATACCGTGTTGGGTACTAGTATCAGCATCCTTCATAAACTCTACCTTCTCTACCATTGCATCATACTCAAGGAACATACTGTACTCACGCTCGTGTAGTCCCAGTGTGTCATTAAGTAATGCGTAAGCTCTTTGATGTACTCCTTCCCTAGCTGCAAAGCTAAGTAGCATATTCCTCATCTCATTATTCTTGAAGTGAGGGATAAACATATCACAGTAGTTACCACCCACAACTACATCAGACTGAGTGAACAGTCGTAGTATCTGTGTGATATGGTTCTTCTCTGTTTCGCTTAGTGTCCCATCCTTCCACTGAGTTACGTCATCACTAAGGTTTACCTCAGCTTCTGTCCAGTGTAAGTCCTCGTGCTTCTCTGCCATCTCCATAGCCCAAGGGAATGCGAATGGTTTAAATGTCTTACTCTCTTCTGTTAACCTTGACACGCTAGACATTCGCCATCCTCCATAAAATCCTTAAGTGCTACTCTCGTAACCTGTTGTCCTATATTCTCAGCACTACTAGTAGCTGAAGTACGTAAGTAGTACAAACCTTTAAGCTTATACTTCCAAGCCTGTAGGTGTACTCGCGATACGTAGTTCTTATCACTACCTGCAGGGAAGAATAGATTAACTGATTGGCCTTGACAAATAAACTCTTGTCTATCACCTGCGTGTTGTACTACCCACATCTGGTCTAGTTCAAAGGCTGTTTTAAATACATCCTTCTCCCACTCAGTTAGATAATCAATATGCTGTACGCTGCCATTATGGTGTCCGATACCTCTCCACTCTTTAGCTAACCACTCTTCATCCTTACCGAGCCTAAGTCTATGCTCTTCTAACACAGCCTCTAAGTATTTGTTCTTAATCAAGTGAGAACCAATACGTGTCTTATGTACAAAGCTGTTGGACTTAAGTGGTTCAATAGAGGGGCTTGTCCCCAGTATCATACCACTGTTAGCGTTAGGTGCTATGGCTAGTAGGTGTGAGTTACGCCTAGATGTTCCTGAACCATCAAGATATGCACCTCGTGTGTCACCTAGTGCATAAGTTGCACCCAACGCCTGCTCCTTAATAAGTTTAAACATCTTCTTGTTATGTCCGACAGCTAAGGCAGACTCCCAAGGTACGTTCTTCTTCTGCAAGTAGGCGTGAAAGCCCATCGCACCTAAGCCTAATGAACGCTCGCCTATAGCACTGTTAATTGCTTTACGTAGATGTACAGGATGTGCATCATCTATGAAGCAAGTGAGTACATTGTCAAGCATAGTTATCAAATCACATACTAACGATGTAGTTTTCCACTCATCAAACGTCTCAAGGTTAACGCTGGATAGGCAACATACTGCCGTCCTATCTTCATTTGTGGGAAGATGAATCTCATTGCAGAGATTACTTCCTTTGATGTTAAGTCCTGCATTCTTTAGCTCCTGGGGTAGTTGTCTGTTGGCTTCGTCAATGAAGTTGAGGTAAGGTTCACCCGTTCTGAAACGAGTCTCGAGTATCCTCTCCCACATTTCTCTAGCGTCCACAGTGTCCCTGATACTATCATCGTGAGGGTCTCGTAAATCCCACGTACCACCAGCAATAACACTAGTGATAAAATCATCGGTAATATTAATAGCGTTATTAAGATTGAAACACTTACGATTGCTATCACCTCCCGTAGGGATACGGATGTTAAGAAACTCCACCACGTCTGGGTGACTAATGTCCATATACGCTGCATAACTTCCTTTCCTTGTCTGTCCTTGTTTGTACGCTGTCATTGCTGAGTCAGCTACTTTAATGAATGGTATTGGTGATGGTGCTTTGTCACTCACTGCACGTACATCAGACCAATGACCACCTACACCACCACCCTTAACACTTAGCCAAGCCAGTTCGGATTGGTGTTCAATAAGACCTTCAAGTGTATCGGGCACGTAGCTAAGAAAGCAAGAAATAGGTAATCCTTTCGCTTGCTCTCCTGGCATAGGAGCGTTGCTAAGTATAGGACTACTGAACATAAACCAACCATTTGATACAGCGTCATATAACCTCTGAGCTAAGTATGTATCTCCATTACTATAAGCCACACAAGCCCTGGCGTATGCCTCTTGTGGTGACTTCTCTTTACCTTGTAGATAGTATCCATTAACCAGTTCTACAGCCTGGTCTGACATACTCTTGTCTCTAGTCCTGTCAATTATAATTCCTAGGTATTCAGCCTTCATCAGGTTTCACCTCCAGCTCAATAACAGTAGCACCATCCTCATCTTCATAAGTTGTGTACGTTAATTGTCCCTTGTTGTGCATAACAATAGCATCAACCATACCCTCATTGTATGCTTTCTTATCTGTGTAGTATGTCCAAGCTGCACCTAATGCCATCCATAATATACTAACCAATACTAAATCATTCATAAAACTCCTCATCAAATTCAATAAACCTGTCACGCTTACCCCACAATCTTTTCTCAAACATATCTAGCAGCTCCTCAGGCTCTATCTCTAGCTCATCGCATATGAGACAGACATCATAATTCTGTGCTACTGTTTCCTTTAGCTCTGCTAGTGTAATCATTTAAAAGTTTCCTGCTATTGGGTCAACGAAGTACCCTGTTATCTTACCTAAAGGACGTGATGTTAGTGCGTTGTCGTAGCACTCATCTTTGAATCCACAGAAGCTGCAGTTCATACACAACTTCTCTTCACCTGTCTTCTTGTTAATAGTAGTAGCGTTAGCTAGTCTCATAGGTGGTGTGTCTAAGTCCATCTTAACCTTAAGCTGAGCAATGTGTTTGTCTACATCAGTCTCTAGCTCTTGCTTACATAACTTAAGTGTTGATTTGTTTTTATTAAAAGCTAAGAAGTAACCACTGTCTCTTCCTTTTGTCTTGCCGTAGGCTGATAGTTGTTTGATGTATCCAAAGGCATCATCCTTAATGCCATCTTCCTTAAACTTATTGTCATAACTCCAAGCACTGGCAGTCTTAACGTCCACTAACTCACCATCAATCTCACAATCCTGTGAACCTTTGACACCTTCTACTGTATGCTTACCCTGCTTACCTGTTACCTTGTGCCCTGACAGCTCAACCAACCCAAGTAGAACAGCTTCTAGTAGATGGCCTTGTAAGAACGTAAGGTACACCTGACCAGAGATAGGCTCTTCGTCTACACCCTTAAACTTATACCATTGTGCTCTCTCACATCTCCCGATGCCTGACATACGTAGCCCCTTACTCTGCTCTCGTTCAGTCAGTGCATCAACTAAGGCTTCGGATACTTCCTTACCTACTGTATAAGCCACCTGCTGCAGGTCACCAACGTGTACCTTATCTTCCATCATCTTATAGACATCTTGTACTACTGTGTTAATCGTTTTCATTAATGTATTCCTCTGTTAATAAATCTAAATACCATCTTGCTTTGTTTAAGTCCTCAATTCCATTCTTGAATTTGTATCTACTTAGATATTTTATCACGTTTCCCTCTAAGTAGTTAAACTTTTGGTCTAAAATGTAATCAATTACTTCTATGTTTCCCTGCTTGTAATGGCTTGGGTTAATGTTATCTTTAGTGTGTGTCATTATTATTCTCCAGATATTTAACCACGTTCATTATACTTTTAATATTATCCCCAAGCATACCTAGTCCCCTATTGCACTGGTTACATAAGAGACCTCTTACTTTCCCTGTAGTGTGGTCGTGGTCTACTGAGAAAGAGTTGTGCAAACCTCCTACTTTATTTTCCTTATCACCACAGATGGCACAGCAGTGCTTCTGAGTTGCCAGCATCCTATCATATGTAGGAATATCTATTCCATACTTCCATTTGAGTGCTCTGTTTCGTGATGAATATGCTGCTCGTTCACTGTTATTAATAGTCCAACTCTTCCTAGCTAGGTTGTCACATTCTTTACACCTATACCCTTTACCATCCTTACTGGCTGTGCATTTGTAATACTCATCTAACTTCTTTGCTTCTTTACATACTGTACACGTCTTCATAAATTCCTTATATTTAAATCAGTGTGTCTATTATACCATAACTCCTAAGGGGTTTAATATTAAATCACTAATGAGTTTCGTTCCAACTGTCTCCTATGCTGTACTCTCCGTCCATCGGACATCTTAAGTTATAATATTGTGTGGTGTCTCTCATTGCCTGTACTACCTGCTTACCTATCGCATCAGCGTACTCGGGTGCACACTCAATCTGTATCTCATCGTGTATCACACCTAGTTGGTGGTATGGTAAGGTACAGTTCTCGTGAAAGATAACCCAGGCTCTCTTAGCTATGATACTACCTGCTGATTGCAATAGAAAGTTAAGTGCTGAGTGTGATGACCTAATCTTAATCAGCCTCTTATCCAACGCTTTGATGTGGCCCTTATTACTAGCCGTCTCTATCTGTGTACGTAACTTAGCTAGTGATGGTGTGTTATCTAAGAAAGCATTCTTAATATCCCTACCTTCTTTCTTACCACCACCTACAATCTTACCAATCAAGTCATCACCACCACCATATAGGTAGGCGTAGATGAAACGCTTTGCTTCACCCCTAGAACCTAAGCCTGCTGACTCCTGATTCTTAGTGTGAATGTCACCCGTTAGTATCTCATTGGTGTAGTCAGGGTCATTCATATAGTGGGCTAGGCATCTTAACTCTAGTCCACTAAGGTCAGCACCTACTAGCACATTCCCTGGGTGTACTGTAAATAGGCTGCGCATATCAGCACCAAACTCTTTACTACTAGCAGTTACCTGTTGTAGGTTAGGATTGCTGCTGCTCATACGGTTAGTTACTGTACCTATGGTGTGTACCCTAGCGTGGATTGAATGAGTGTCTTCATTAAACTCTTTCAACCACCTATCTAGCTGTGACTTACGCTTCTGTAGCATAAGGTATCTTCCTATCACCTGTGCTTCAGGTATATCCACACCCTCTAGTGTTGACTCATCTACCTTAGGCTTACCTGTCTCAGTAAATACAGTAGGCTTCCATCCATAGTGCATAAGGTGGTGTGCTACCTGTTGTCTACTACCTAGATTGAGTGGAGGATAAGCAAAGTAACCATACTCCCTATCATTATTAGTATGACATTGCAACTTAACCTGCTTTTGATATGCCAATGTTCTAGTGCCATCAGCTTTGAACTTCTGCTTAAGCTCTGTTGCTTTCTTCCATACAGGCAGTGGCTCAAATACATTGTGCACTTCTTCTTCAGCTTTCCTAAGCTCTTCGTTAACATCATACAGAACCTCCAGTGCCTTACGCTTATTGAAGTACCAACCATACTTCTCCTGTTCAGAGCAGTGCTTCTTAGTGGCGTACTCTAACTCCAGTGCATCTCTACCTTGGTCTCTTACTGCATCAGCTAAGTGTAGGTATAGTTTGGTTGTCACTTCCACATCCCTTACACAATACTCTAACATCTCTTCAGTGTAGTGTGTCCAATCATCATAGTCACCCTTATCAAAGTGTAACCTATCACCCCAACTAGCAAGTGAATGGCCGCCCTCTCTTCTAGGGTCAGTAAGTTGTGACATAATCATAGTGTCCTCAACCTGTGTGTTGGTGAAGTCAGTACCTAATAGTTTCTCTAATACAGGCACATCAAACCCAATACCGTTATGGAATACTAATGTCTTACCTGTATCTAACCACTCATTGAATGCCCATACTGTTTTAGGTGTGAACTTAACAATCTCTTTTGTCTCTATATTCTGACATACGATACACCATATAACTGTTGGGTCTAATCCATCTGTCTCAGTATCACAACTAAAAATCATTGTCTGCTCCTGATGCTGGGTCGTGTCCTAACTCTAGTCTTCCTGAGATACTATCAAAGTGCGACCAACCTGCTTCGCCTGTCTGTCCTGTGCGTCTCAGCTTAGGTACTCGGATACGAATAGCGTTACGTTCGTAGTCATCCGTACTTAGTTTGTTACGACTGAACAGTATGTTATTGTGACAAGCCTGAGGTATAGCACCTGAGCCTTTAACATCATACTCACTAATCTTATGAGGGTTGCCACCGTCATCAGGCTTACGGGTATGTGTTGATAATATAACACACGCTCTAGTTTCCTTACACAACTTAATGAATCTGTCCATCACATCCTCGATGTTCTCATTGGATAGATTCTTAATTGCTGTGTGTAGTGGGTCAACTAAGATGACACTACACCCCAATCCCTTAACAAAGTATCTAATCTTTGAGAACATCTCATCAATATCAATACTACCACCACCATCATTATGTAATTGAATCTTAGAACCAAACCCAATATCAACAGCGTGTGCCATAATGTCATCAACATCTAAGTCTTCAGGCTTATTTAACTGTAGGTTGGTTGCTGTGTGCACACTCACTACCTTACGTACAGTCTCATCGATGTTATCTTCCACCATAAAGCAACCAATCTTCTCACTGGTAGCCGTAGCAAAGTGGTAGATAAGTTCATTAAGGATTGTAGTCTTACCAATAGACGTATGTGCAATGATAGATGTCAACTCACCCCTAGCTAAGCCACCCCTGGTCATATGATTGAGGTCTCCGAAGCTGTCGGGTAACGGTATTAACTCTGTCTGTTTGTAATCCATAAGGGCATTACGCATATCATCAATAGATGCTACGCCTGATACAGTGTAGGGCTTAGCGTCCCACCATTCCTGTTGAAATAGCTTACCGTCACCTGCCACAAGATACTCACTCGCGTCCTTATGTTTGGATAGTGTAAGTATCTTACATTTGTTTGGGCCTAGTATAGGTGCTACTTTCTTAGCTGCATCTCTACCTGCTTCATCACTATCAAAGCACAGTACTACTGTCTCAAAGCTATCAAGGAATTCGAGGTTAGCCTTGATGTTGTCTACACAATTGACACCATTAGCAACAGATACAAAGTTGTAGTTACCAAAGATGTCGTATGCTGATAGTGCATCCAACTCACCCTCTAATATAGTGATGAGCTTGCCCCCAGGTTTGATTAGGTGCTGACCAAACAGTTGGTTTGTTTTACTAGTGTCACCACTACCAAAGAACCTCTTGCCTGATACCAACCTAGTCTTCATACCAACTATCTCACCCTTGTGGTTGTGGTATGGGTAGTGGTGCTTGATAGCCTTGCCGTTCTTATCCACCTCAACCTTAACACCATACCTCTCTACTGTCTCAGCTCTAATCCTACGCTCAGTCAGTGCATAGTGTTCACCTATGTATTTGTGTATCCACTCATCATCACTAGGTGTTTCTCTATTCACCCCACCTAGAGCAGTAGTGCTTCCGTCTCCCTTCGTGTGGTGGTGGCATTTGTGACAGTGCGTGTGACCATCATCATACACTGCTAGGTTGTCCTTGTGGTTGTCTTCACCTCTCGATGCACACTTAGGACACTGCGTCTTATGTGTGACTCTACTATCGTTGTTTAAGTTACTCATTATGTATGCTCTCTTTTGTGTTTTAATTTGGTGGCTCTTTGTGGGGCACAGGTGAGCCATCCCTGCTGTTCACGTCTACCCTCTTCTTTTATTACTTACTTAAAACTCTGATGGGTCATAGTCTCCTGCACCCTCAGCCTTTTCTTCTACTCGTACCTTCTCGATGTAAGTGTAAGCATCATAAGGTGCTTTACCTTTCTTAACTACGATGGTTACTTTATCACCGAACAGTGACAGGTGAGATGACTCAACCAATTCCTTATCTACATTGTAAACCTGTGGCTCACCAAAGTCTACCTTTCTTTTGGCAGTGATTTGTTGTAGGCCTTTATACTCTTTCAGTGCTAACCCTTCTTTCTCTGCTGTCTTAAGGCTATCCTTATCCAAAGCTACTGTAATCTTATAGTTACTCGTACCCATAAATGTATCTGGTGTTGAGATGTGATTAAAAACTACTTCGCCTGATAGCGTTACATATTCTGACATATACTTACTCCTTTTTATTTAACTTTCTAATGACCACACCACCTAGTGTGACCACTTACTAACTAAGTTAGCATACTTAGGAACTAACTTACTGACTATCTAACTTAGTAGTTTATAACTAAGAGTAAGTAGTAAGGTAGTGTGCTAAGTAACTAACTAAGTATGATTATAGCATACTTATTATGTAGTCATAATAAAGTAAGCCATTAAATTTAATCTTTATTTATTTTATCCTTTAAGTATTTCCAATTAGTCAATGCTAAGTCTAACTCAAACTCTGCCCTCTCGAACTGCTCAAAGATGTTCTCTAACTCCACTATAATAGGGTCAAACACATACTGTGTTGGCTCAAATAATTCTCTCTTAACTTTTCCCATCACATTCTCCTAAACAATTAGTCAATATCTTTTCACGCTCATCCTCTAACAACCTAAGACTATCAATACCCTCGTCAACCTGCTGTCTAACAGCACTAATGGCCTTGTTAATCCTTTGTATGTCTGACTTAAGTTTGAATGTCCACTCTGTCTTTGTGTTATCTACTATCATCTATCTCTCCTTTCCTTTAACCATAAATCTCTGTTGTTTTCTCTGAAGTACATCAGTGTTGCTTGTTTAGTAAATGACATACTTTTCCCGTACCTATCCTTATCATTAACACCGTCCATATAACTAGGGTTGAGTGGTATACCCCAGTACACTTCAACAGGTGCGTCTACCCACATACTAGCCCTTGTCTCAACAAATGTCAACCTATTACCTAAAGGCTTACGCATTTTGTGGGGTGTTGGTGGTTTAAACACAACCTCTTTGTCCCTAGTCTTCTTCAGTCTAGCGTACACTGTATCCTTATTCAATCCTGTTTCTGATACTATATCTGCAATAGTCCACACTGACCCATCGTCTAAATCATATTGAACTCTTCTATTTTCCACGCTTAATCCTCTTGTTATCATCTACCAATTCCATAATCTTATTCATATTGTCCATAATTGTATCAGTATAGAACATATCTTTTAGATTATCCATCCGTATGTCTATCTCATCGTCACGAGGATTAGATTGTGGCGTACTTCTCAACTCATCCCTTACCTTATCCTCAATAGCCTTGTTCAGCTCCTTATTTGGAGTATCAATTATTAACTTCATAATTATTCCCCGTAATTAAAGCCATTAGCCAAACCCATTATGCTGTCAAGTCTACGTTCTCTATCTTTTAGGCTCTTCTCTAAGGACATATTAGCTTTTGCAAGGTTTAAGTTCTTCTGCTCCTCTACCCTCAAGACGGTAGCGAAATGTTCCTCACGTCTTTTTATAATCTCAATCTCTTCTTGTAAGTCCGAGATAACTGTTGTTAACCTTGAGTTCTCAACAAGTCTTTCTTTAACAGAACCGTGCCAACCTTGTGCGATTAAATCTATCTCATTCTGTGAGTAACCACTGTCTTCTAAGTAGTTAGCAAACGATGCGTTCTCCTCAGCTAAGAAATCTCTCTGTACTTCTAAATCTTCTACTAGCGTTGCTAGTCTTGTGTGTTGCTTATTCATATTGTTTCTCCTTGTGCTGTTACTTGCTCTATTGTGTATAGCTTAGCCGAATCGTACCTAGCTTTACAGCCCCAAGTATCTTCATAGGCCTCGTGCTCAGCAATTGCGTGAGCCTCCTCTTCAGTTTCTGCTTCTACTCTTGTTTCATAGACGGTAGTTACGTCTAAATGTATTTCCCAATGTTTCATATTGTTTCTCCTATTTTAAATTGTATCTCTGAAGTCTGAACCTAACAGCTCTGTTACAGTATCACCAATGGTATCACCGTAGGCATCCCACTGCACCTTAGTCTGCTCTGCAACTACCTCTGCAACATCATTATTAAAATCCTCATTACCTATATCATCATCTAAATATTGACCACTGCCTCCTAAATCATAGGCAACTAGTGGTGTTAGTACACGCTCCATCTGTGATACAAACTTAGCGTATTGTTTTTCTACGTGCTTATCCATAATATTACTGTCCTTTTAAACTACTGTGTATTCACATTTATTTGCTCTAACAGACACAATTGTATGTAAATTAATCGTTCTGTATCCCATTACCTTAACATCAAAGGTTGTATCATAGGCATTATCGTACCTAGTTACTTTATTTACACCACCTTTTAGGTACTTTTTGACACCAAACCTACCGTTACACTGCCTGATTGTGCCATCTTTCTTAACAAACTTGACTGAAAAGAACCTACCTTTTTGGTCTGTTAATAGTTTATCTAGTTTCTCTCTAGTTACGTTCAACTTTATCATATGTATCCCTCTATTAGCCTTACTATATTTATTTAATCTTACGCCACATTTCCCAAGTTATAGACTGTAACAATAACGGTCTTATACCTAAGGAATCTGCAGTCCACTTATAGCAGTCTTCAAAGAACTTATACTGAGATTTACTCAATGCTTGCTCTTCATCCGTTGCTACTCTACCTAATGCCACAGCAATAGCGTGTCTATCCACCGTAACATTTACCACTCTATCAGGATATCGCATATTTAGGTAAAAAGCTTTAGTCTTTTCACCCCTAAGGATATCCAAAATCTCTAATTCATTATCCGTATTTCTAATCTTTATTGCCTTA